ATGCATTATGGCGACCAGGACATTCGGCACTGGCTGGAGAACTACGTCGAGAAGAACAAGGACGCGCTCGGCGTCCAGGGCCAGATCTCCTGGCACCAGGTGATGGGGTTCCCGAGCCAGGGATCCTGGTACCGAGGCCCAGAGGGAGGCTGGCGACCGTACAGCGGGCCGAACCCGCACACGGACCACGTGCACGTCATGTTCAACACTGACAAGGCACCCAAGCACGTCGCCGCTCCGGCCAAGAAGCCCAAGAAGCCGAAGAAGGCCTGGACCGGCGTTCTCTGGACGCTCAAGAAGGTCCACGCCTACGACGGCACCGGCAAGCGTCGCCCGGACCTCGATCTGAAGGCTGGCACCAAGCACACCATCACCGTCGACGACACCAAGTTCAACGACGGTCGGTACGCGCGCATCGGAAAGATCCCGCACCGTGTCTGGTACCCGCTCGACAGCGGAGGCTGGAGCCACGAGAAGGGTGGCGTCGCGATCCAGGAGGCCGGCAAGCCTCAGGTGTCGCTGGCCAGCGTCAAGGCCATCCGGCAGGCCGCTCAGAAGGATCCTGGACGGAAGCAGGGCGGCACCACCGCTGGCGCGGCGGACGACGTTAAGGTCGTCGAGTGGGCTCTCCAGCAGGAGGGCCTTCTGGCCAAGAAGTACGCTCGCGACGGCAGCTTCGGCTCCCTCACGGTCAAGGCGTACTCCAAGTGGCAGAAGAAGCTCGGCTACAAGGGCAAGGACGCCGACGGCGTTCCCGGCAAGGACTCGCTCGTGAAGCTCGGCAAGAAGCACGGCTTCAAGGTCGTCAAGTAGGAGATGAACATGGAAACCATCAAGGTGTACGCGAAGGGCATCCTGGCCTTCTTCGTGCCAGGAGTCGTGGCGCTGGTCGCGGCTGTGCAGGACGCCTCTCCCGGAGGCAACGCCATCACGGTGCAGGAATGGGTCGGCATCGGCGCGGCCTGCATCCTAACGTCGGCTGGAGTCACTGCGGTGGCTAACAAGCCTGCGTACAAGTCGACCGGCGCGTACGAGGACGCTGAGCTGGCCGACGCCGAGGGCTAGATTTCCCTCTGAGCAAACGCAAGAGGCCTCACCCTGTAAATGGGTGAGGCCTCTTCGTGTCTGGCCCGGAGATCGTAATCTCGGGATGCTCTCGGCCTATCGGTGGGTGTAGGCGTAGTGTGCGCCGTACTCGGCCTGAGCGGTCGTGTACTTGTCGAACTTGAGCTGGTCGACGAGACCGGACTCCGACATCGACGTGACCTCGAGGTATGCCTCCGCTGACTCGGCCGCTTCGTCGTTCCAGTTGGCGTCAACGTGGTTGGCTGCCCACTTGGCGTCGGCCGCGTCGAACTTGTCGAACTTCAGCTGGCCGACGAGACCCTTCTTGGACATGCCCATCGTGTCGACGTAGCTCTGAGCGGCCGAGAGAGCCTGCTCCTGCGCGACGGTCAGCTCGGGCTTGGGCTTGTCAGCCTTCTTGGCCTTCGGCTGGGAGACGGGAGCCTCGGACGGATCAGCGGGTGCTGAGGCCTGAGCTGCCGGTACGACCGGCGTGCTCGTGTCTCCCTCGCCTCCCTGGACGAGTGCCGCGACGATGATGAAGGCGATGACGCCGGCAATTGCGAGGAAGACGTTCCGCACGGTGTGTCGCTTCTTCGGCGGCTGCTGCGGAGCCGGAGGCTGGAATTGGTAGTACGGACCTCCGTTTGGCGGAGCGGGCTGGAACCCCGGCTGCGACGGATGCTGTGGCTGGTTCATGATGGTTTCCTCCTTGAGCTCCCCTGCGGAGCTCTCGTGAGCGGTCCGGGCTTGACCCCGGCGCTGCCTCTAGCAGCCACCGCTCGCCTTTCTCAGAAGCCGTTGACGTCGCGCATGTCGGTCCCTCCTCTCGTCGGGCCTAACGCTACCGTCAGACGGTAGCGAAGAGCTTGAAGGCGTTGTCCTTGAACTCGTTGAAGACCGCGTTCTGCGCGCGCTTCGTCTCGTCCTCGCCGCGCACCGGGCTGAAGTGGTCGGCCCACTCGGTGACGGCGTTGAACCCCGCCCAGGCAGTGTTTCGCATGCCCTCCTGGGTACCAGCCTCGGTGAAGAGCTGGAACATCGTATCGAGCTTGTTCTCGGCCCGAGTCTGCACGGCCTTCGGCGCGTCGTCGGAGACGCCCCACTCGGCGTCGATGATCTTGCGGAACTCCCGGTCGGACAGCTCGGTGTTGATCATCCGCTCCGCCTCTTCCTGGAACTTGTCCAGGTACTTGAAGGAGAGGTCGAGGGTCTTCCGAGCCTCGCCCAGCGCGTCCTTGTAGCCTCGGGTGTGACGGATCCGGAAGCGCGGAGACATCCCGCCGAGGGCTGCGTTGAGGGTGTTCTCGCAGACGATGCGAACCGGCGTCACCATGCAGAGGAAGGAGCTCGTGCCGTCATGCGAGTTGATGGCGGCGATGTACTGATCGACCCGGTCGACGCCTCCAACGAGGATGTGGTCGGGCATCTTCATCGTGATGAAGACTCGGCGTCCGTCGTCGATGGCTCCGGCGGTTTCGAAGTGCGCGCCGGACTCGTCCACCAGAGCGTTGAGGAACTCAGCGTGCTCCTCGTTCTGGATCGGGTGATAGGCGGAGCCGACGACGCCCAGTGCGTCGATCTGTCCCTGCACAATCGGGTTGTCCCGGACGACTCCGTAGAAGCGCGGAAGCGCGATCTCGCGCTGCTCCTCGTCGTCGCTGACGTCTACCTTGAGCGGAGCCTTGCGGACGTTCCAGCCACCGAGATGCGCAGCCTCCATGGCCTCCTCGGCTGTGAAGGAGTCCGGCAGGGTCTCGCCGAGTTGGTGCCAGGCGTCCTCCCGAGCGAAGGCTGCGGAGGCTACGCCGTTGGTGATGTCGATGTTGTGAGCCATGATGATCTCCTCAGATCTCTTCGTCGATGTTGACGGAGCCGAGCTTGACGTACTGGGCTCCCCGGTAGTTCCCGCTCAGACCGACGACGTGAGTTGCGCCGTCCGCCTTGGCTTCTTCGAGCTGTTCGATGAGACGGTCGATGCTGACCTCTGCCGCCTCGGCGCTGTACTCGACGGAGCCCGCCGAGATGGTCGCGTAGATCTTGTCCATGATGGTTTCCTCAGGCTTCGGTGTTGATGGTGACGGACTGGCCGATCTTCACGAAGATCTCGGTGTACCGGCTGCGGGTGTTGCGGCTCCGGCAGAGAACCGAGACGCTCAGCGTTCCGTTCTGGTAGACGTTGGCTGCGGAGCGGAGAGGCCACGTCGCGACCGTCCGGCCATTGACTTCGATCGGTCCGAGGTTCCTGGCGTACGCCTCGTTGATCTGGGCGGCGATCCCGAGACCGTTCTGCTGGGTGACGGTGACGGTGTTCATGGTTTCCTCCTGCATCGGTGGAGCGGGCCTGCTCCGTTTGGCTGATGGGTATCAGCTTACTACGGAGACAGGTAGAAGTAAAGCCCATCTCCGTAGCAATTTTTAGTCGGCGTACGGATGGTCCGTCGGACGCTGGTGGCCGTACCGTCCGTCGACGCGTCGACGACCGGCCTCTCCACAGATGATGCAGACGTGCTCCTCGATGTCCTCAGCGGGTTCTCGAGGGCCTCGAGGATCCCACTGGACGCCGGCAAAGTCGTGGCTGTCCAGGTATGCGGTGAGAGCGTCGTAGCGCTTCTGAGCCTCCTTCTCGTTACGCTCCGAGGGCGTCTCGTCGGCGACCCGGCGCGACGTCTTCCACATCGCGTGGAGCACCCGGACGGTGGTCTCCTGACCGGACCGGACGTGAGCCGGTACCTCGGTCACTTCTCGGCCTCCTTCTTCATCTGCTCCTCGAGGAGCGAGCGGGCTGCCTTGGCAGCAACCTCGATGACGTCGCGAGCGAGGCGGAGAAGCGTGTTGCGGGTTTCAGTTGACATGGTTTCCTCCTGATGGGAAGAGCCCGGAGAACGGATCCTCCGGGCCTCCAGCGGGTGTTACTTGCGGCCTGCGGTCCAGGCTGCGATGGCGGCGAGCTGGTCGTTGCGGAGCTCGGCGATCAGGCTGCCGTCCGCCGCGTACAGGTACGTCCACTTGCGGCCGACGGTCGCGTTGACCGGTGCGTAGCCTTCCAGGTCGTCTTGCTCTTCCTGGGTGGTCTCGGTCTCCTCGACCGCGTCGGCCAGATCATCCACGGACATGTCTTCGACTGGCGCTTCCTCTGCCTCGTCGGTTCCCAGGTTGGCGAGGACGTCCTCCCGCGAGCCTTCCGGGACGCGCTTGGTGCACGGTGCCCAGTCGATGTCGTAGGCGTTGCCGGGGCCACCCTCGGCGATGAAGTCGGAGTTGTAGCTGTACCAGGCATCGGCCTTGGTGTCGACCTCGAACTCCCAGGGCTCGTCGGCGTGGAACTTGGTGCCGTGCTTGCCGCGCTTGAGATCGGAGCAGCCAGCCTTATGGCCAGCGACGGTGCCGTCGGTCAGATTGACGAGGGCGATTGCGTGTGACATGGTTCCTCCTTGTAGGTGCCGCAGCGGGCCTGCTTGCGGCTGATGGGTATCAGCTTACTACGGGTCTCCAGAGAAGTAAAGCCCATCTCCGGAAAAACTTGGAAGAGGCCGGTCGCAACACTGCGCACCGGCCTCCCCACGGACACTCTACTCGGCGTAGTCGGCGATCTCCTCGAGCTGGAGCTCCGGCTGACGCTCGTCGATCTTCTCGATCCACGACACCGCCAGTGCGGCGACCTGCAGAAGCTCCGACCGGAGTCGTGCCGGGTCGTTCTCCATGAAGGCCTCGGCGACCTCCTCGCGGACGAGATGCATCCACGTCGGCGCGCCGGTGTGCTGCTCGTAGGAGACGTACTCCGAGCGGAAGGCCGCTTCGATCTCCTTCCCTGTCCTCATGTCGAGGTTCGGGTCGGTGTACTCGAGCCAGCGCTTGTCAGGCCCGGTACCGTCCTTCAGATCGCCGTTGGAGCCGTACCGATCGAACTGCCGCGACCGCTCCTCACGGACCTCGAGCAGCACGTTGGTCGTCTGGCAGCCAGCCGTGAGACGGTCCCAGGATCCTCCGTGAACGGAGCATCGATCGTCGTCAGTCCGCCGGCAAGTGGACACTGTCAGGTACTTCATGGTTCCTCCTAGAAGATGATGACCGCGAGTACGGCCAGAATAGCTGCGAGAAGGACGAAGGACAAGACCCTGGCCCATCTCACCGGATGACGCTCCACGCGCCGGAGAGGAGGCTCGAGCGGCTCTCTGCCCTCTTCCTCCTCGTAGCTCATCGCGGGCCTCTCCGCTGGGCGGCGAGACAGACGAGGCCCACGATGATGAGGGCCACGCCTGTCGCGTACACGATGCTCATTCGGAGTCGTTCTCCCGGCTCCAGGCCAAGATCGCCGCAGCGATCTGGGCGAGGTTGTTCAACGCGTCGATCCGGCGCGAGTAGCCCTGGGTCGACGCGGCGATGACCTCTCCGTTGGCAGCCTTGATGCGCCAGCGATGCTCGATTTTGTCGTAGTCATCGTCACGAGTGTTCGTCGTGAACTCGATGGTGGCGCGCCGGTCGCTCTCGACGTGCTCCTGCAGACTCTTGCTCATGGTTCCTCCTAGACGTCTGGCTCGGTTTCGAACTGCTTCCCGGCGAGGGGATCCTCGGTCGGGACGATGACGATCAGTTTCTGGATCTGCCCTCCCCAGCCCACCGTCGCACGGATCATGCAGAGCGGGCTGTGTCGCTTGAGGATGTCTTGGATCATGAAGGCCGAGAAGCCGGTCTTCTTGTTCGGCGCGGTGTACTCCACTCGGCCCCACTCAGGCACCTTCGATCTCCTTCCGATTCTCGATTGCCGGCTGCTCCGGCTCCGCTGGCGACCAGACCTGCTGCAGCCGCTGCCAGCACTCGGCGTAGCTGTCTCCGAAGACGATGACGTACTGGTTCATCTTGATGAAGAGCTCGTGCCACTGGTCCCGAGATCGGAGACGGAAGTCGTCGTCGTACTCCTCGATGAGCCGGTGGTTGAGCTCGCCGTGGGTGAGCTTGGTGCTCGCGTAGATCACGAACCGTCCGAGCGGATCCGTTCGCTGGTGCTGTAGGTGCTCATCTTGGTCTCCTCCTGGTCGGTGCGGGTGGGCCTCCCGCTTACAAGTAGAACGTTACTACGCATCTACGGAGAAGTAAACCCCATCCACGAAATTGCTTCCTCGGCTGCCCAGTTCCAGGCGTCGATCTGGCCAGAGTCGATGTCGAGGACGACGGCTCCGGACCGGAACATCCGGTCCGAGGTATTGGCGCTTCGGGTCACAGTCGACTTGATGAAAGACTCCTTCTGGTTGCTCCCGCGCTTCAGCATCCGTCTCCGGACCTCGTCGGGGTCAGCCATGAGATGTACCACCATGAGCTCGGTCCGGGCTGCGAGAGCGGAAAGGAATCCCTCCGTCGCCAGCGTCGCTCCCTCCGCGAGGATGTAGTCCGGCAGCTCGGCCGTCTCCAGCCACTCGACCCCGACCGGCGTGCAGCTCCGACTGAGGCCGTCGGTGCCGGGGAACGACTCCCGCAGACGGCCGATGTAGAGCCCCGTCGGACAGGTGTCGTCGTAGGGATACAGCCAGTGACCCGATATGGGGTCCATGACGCCGTCCGTCTTGCGCCGACGGTGGAACACCTCGCAGGGTCCGGTCGCCGCGCCGGTACGGTCCAGCAGGTGGCGCGTGAAGGTCGACTTGCCGCTCCCCGCGCCACCGATGACGTACACAGACTGGGTCATCTCCGCTGCTCCCAGCCGCTCGGCTCCATGTCCTTGAAGAACAGGTGCAGGTAGTGGAACTCGCCGGTCTCCCGGAACCAGTTCTGCTTCTCAGGCGTCAGCCGGTTCCGCGCTGGATTCGTCTCCACGAGCAGCTCGGCCGGCAACTGCTCCCGACGCGTCTTCCACAGGATCTCGAAGCGGTCTCCGAAGCGCTCTTCGGCGCGCCGGATCCGGTTGTACATCATGTCGTGGTAGACGTTGGGGTAGCGCCGGTTCGGCTTGTAGTGGGACTTGTAGGTGCAAAGCGCCGACTCCATCGTCAGTCTGGAGACGTCCGGGTGCCCGGTACGGATGACAGCCTGCGCCAGCAGCCGCTCCGACAACGTCTGGAGCTCCGGCACGACGCCCAGCAGGTCGGCCACATCGGCGTCCCAGTGCTCAGCTCCGTCGTACCCGGCGATGACAGCGAGACCATTACGATGGGACCGGCTGCCAGCCCTATCCTCTAGAAGGAATGTGGACGCGTCGGGTATTGCCGGTCCCATCAGAATACGAGCGTACTCCGTCATCGACCAGGCGGACAGCCGACCCATGTACGGCTGGCTCGTCGCGTACTTCCAGGTCTCAGGCCAGCCTCCCTGCGCTGCGCGGAACCAGCCTTGAGCCGGGTTCGGATTCCGGTCGGCCCAGGTCTCCGTCGCCTCGCCGAACTTCGACTTCTGGTGACGCCGGTCAGTGTCCCACTCCAGATCCCGGAAGTGCGTGTTCCAGAAGTCGACCGCGGCTGGCCACTCGTGGTGGCTCGGAGCGGCCTCGAGGAGCAGGAGAGACGTGACGATGTTCTGGGTGTTACCGTTCAGCCACACCAGCCACGCTCGGCCGTCCTCGTCTAGCTCGAGGGCGTCGGCGACCGCGGGGAGCAGCATGTACACCGCGCCGGGGTGACCCTTGGTGTGGAGCTGGAACTCGTAGAAGCGGAGGAAGCCCTCCCAGCGGTTCTCCGGCAGCCTCCAGTCACGAGACACGGCGCAGCTCCCACCATCCATGGTCGCTGTTGTACGCCACCGTGTCATACACGAGACGGTGACCGTAGTCATCCTGGAAGACGACCCGGCGTCCAGCCTCGACGGTCGCCCAGCGAACCTGTCCTGCCTGGATCTCGCGGAAGAGTCCACCGGCCATCCGCTCCTCATCGTGAGCGTCCTGGATCTCGAGCCGATCCGGGTCGTGGCGTCTGACGAAGATCATGATGCGTCCGCCTCGTAGTCCGGGCCATCGTCCTCAGCGCGCTGCCTCCGCAGGATGACGTGGTTCTCCTGCAGCTCCTGGTACCGAAGCACCGTCAGCCAGAAGGCGAACCGGCGCATGGCGTACACCGTGTCCAGCCGCTGCCGAGAGCTCGCACTGTTGGCCTCCAGGAGCGCCTCGAACGCGTCCGTCAGGTCCCGCTCCAGGTCCTCGACCTTGAGGCCTGTAACCGGGCCGAGACGCGTCGCCAGACGCTTGAGCTCGTCCTGCACCATGTGGGCGTGCTCCGGTCCGTCGGTCCGTGCACCCTCGAGCCAGAGCGCGTACTTGGTCAGGTAGCACAGCAGGTCGACCGACGTGTCCAGGTTGTCGTCGCCCGCGCCAGCCTTCCCGAGCCGATCGATCTTGCGGGCGATGTTCGCCTGGATGGAGACCTGCTCGCCGCGCTTCTTCCAGGAATCGCCGTACACGGCGTGCTTGCTAGCGTGGAGCTGAGAGGCCATGTCCGCGACCTTGACGAAGAGTACTCGGTCGACCTGCTTTGCCGGCTGAGCTTTCTGGCGGATGCCGATCGCCCAGGCAGACCACAGACGGATGTCGTCGAGCTGGCCGTTCTCGGTGCCGCGCCAATGGGCCTGAATCACCTTGATCCAGCTCTTGAACATCGGGTCCAGAGGCGTCTTGTCCATCGGCATGGCGAGGTATCTGCCCTGCTGCATCTCCTCCGCGAAGTCGCTGAAGATCTTCAGGTTCTCGTCCAGCTCCTCCAGGGACTTGATGGCCGTCCGCGGGCTGGCCTCGACGTCATCCTGGAACTGCATTGACGCGAGCTGCTCAGCGCGCTGGAAGTGCCGCTCGTAGATGTGCAGTGACGAGATGGAGAACTCCAGGGTGCCCACCTCGACGCCGACGATGGAAGCCACGATCTCCTGCAGCGCTGACCACTCGAAGGCGTTGATGCCGGACCAGCCCCAGATGAGATCGTTCGACCGGATGGCGACGTGCAGGTGCAGCTTGCCGTCCCGCACCAGGAAGTGCAGCCAGTTGTTGCAGGGGATGTCCTTACTGGGCGCGTAGTCGTCTTCGGGGGACCAGAGGCTCATGACGGCTCGCCGGGTCCCGTTGTCCTGGGTGAGCAGGTCGATGGTCTCCCGGATCTGGTCGACGCCTTGCCAGTTGCGGAGCCGCGGTCCGTACCCGGCGCGCCACACCCGACCATCGTCGGAGAAGTCGGCCGCGCGCTTCAGGTACGGCTGGATGAAGGCGATGTCGTTCCGCCCGCTGAGGACCCAGACCGTCTCCATGATCTGGGCGGTGACGCTGGCGCGTCGCTTGGGGGTGAGAATCTCCCGTCTCCACGGCTCGAGGAGCGTGATGTGGGGGTACAGGAGCTCCTTGGTGTTTCCGGCGCGAGACTCTACGAGAGTCCCGTTCCGCATGATCTGGTCGGCCAGTACCGGCAGGGCCTCTGACGCCGTCCGGGCAGTCAGGTTGAATCCACTCATGGTTTCCTCCAATTCGGCGGGACGGTGAAGTCCCTGAGTGTGTGGGTCCCAGTATACGCCTGGGGCTGGGTTTGCGCGCGGCTGAACCGCACGTACTTGCTGAACTCGCACAGCAGGTTCTGGTGGTCCATTCTGGAGAGCGGCCGACCGTAGGCGTGCGGCTCTGTGACGGCCGACCGGCTCCACTCGATGGCGTCGAGCGGTGGAAGGCCCAGGGCCTTCGCACCCTTGATCGCGCCTGGTCCTGGCACCACGAACTCGTCCTCGCGGAACTCAGTCGAGTAGCCGAAGTCCGTCAGGATCTGCATGGACATGAAGTCGGCGACACCCTTGTTCTGGCGAAGCGCCATGAAGCGGTCGCGCTGCGTACGGACCCGGAAGAAGTCCCTCCGGGTCTCGCCCTCCTCGAAGACCCGGATACACAGGTCCAGAATGGAGTCGATCTTGTTGGTGCCCTTCCGCGCAGACTGAGGATAGATCATGTACGCGCCGCTGAATACACGGTTGCCGGCCGCAGCGTACTCGTGCCAGAACTCACGCAGGTCCTCCACATCCTGGGAGACCGGGTAGTCGCCTGTCTCCGCGGCCCACGCCATCCAGGCTGATGGAAGGTTGGTGTGCCGGTACAGGAAGCATCTCCAGAGGAACTCGTAGTCCGGCAGGCCGTCGTTCCAAAGGTCCGTGATGACGAACTGCGAGCCGTAGTCCAGCCAGCGGAAGGCGTTCGTGAACTTGTGCCCACGGAGGATCGGATCGAACGACCAGGGAGGCGTCTCCCCGGCCACGCGCCGCTCCCAGATGCGATGACGTTCGGTGGCGAACCCGACATACGTCATCGCCGTTTCGAGATCCATCGTCTCAGCCCTTCTTGTACCGGAGGGACTGGAAGCCCTCAGCGTCGACCGGCAGACCCTCGGCCCAGTCCGGCAGCTCACACATGACCTTCACGATCTCGTCGACCGGGTACTCTCCTTCTACGAGCACCTCATCGTGGATGTGGCCCACCACAGGGTATCCGCGCTCCTCTAGGCGGACGAGAGCCTCCCCGAGGATGTCCCGAGCGACAGCCTGGGTCGCGTTCTCCGTCAGGCGTCCACCGTACGTGTCGACGAGGGTGCCGTACTTGGGGTCGCGGAACTTGATGCGGGAGCCGAACGTGCATCCGTGGTATGTGATGGCTCGGCCGGACGGCAAGCGCAGGTACCGGGTCTTGCCAGCCGCGACGACCCGCAGATGCGGACCGGCCTGGCCTCCGTTGCGGAACGCGTCCTCCAGCTTGGCCCACAGATCGACGATGTTGCGGTTCGCCTTGCGCCACTGCCGGACAAGGACGAGCAGCTCGTCGTCGCTGCCCTCCGCGCCCATGGCTCGTAGGCTGCCGATGGCACCGTTGTAGCCGAGCGCTAGCACCGCGATCTTGCCCTGCGCACGCGTCAGACCGCCCATACGCTCGGCGGTCTCGACGTAGATGTCTCGGCCGTCCCGGAAGGCCTGCAGCGCCCACTCCTCGCCGGCAAGCCAGGCGATGACTCGAGCCTCGATGGCGGAGTAGTCGACGACCGTGAACGGACCGACCAGCGTCGGCCGGACCAGGGCCTTCAACGTCTTGGAGGAGGCACCATTCCCCATCTTCAGGTCCAGGATGGCGGCCTCCGTCTCCTCGTCACTCTTCAGCGACTCGCGCGGCAGGTTCTGCAACTGCATGCCGCGCCCGGCCCACCGTCCGGTGTGCGCGCCGAAGAAGCGGAACTGCCCGCGGATCCGGCCATCCCGGTTCGAGCCGTGGAGAGCTACGAGGTACTTCTTCGAGGCTGTGAGAGCCAACTCCTGGCGTAGCTCCAACACCCGACGGACATCGGCCGGGAGATCGCGCTCGAGCTCCTTCTGGACGGTCTCCTTCCGCAGATCCGTCATTCCGGTGTACGGCTCGAGCCAGCCGAGCAACTGCTGCACGGAGCCGGGGTTCTCCACCCCGGTGATCTGCATGATCTCGAGCTCGTACACCATCTGGTTCTGCTCGGCTGCCTCGATGGCTGCCCGAGCCAGCTCCAGGTCGACCTTCACGCCGCGGTCGTTGATGAGCTGGTCGGCCTCCCAGATGCGCCGCTCCATCTCCGTCGGCCAGTCCATCAGCCTGCTGTCGATGTCGACCAGGGTGTCTACGTCCTGCGTGCAGTACGCGCAGAACTCCGCCCACTTCTCCGGGTGGTCCTCCGGCCGGGCGAAGCTGCCGTCCTTCTGCGGCTTACAGAACAGGTTGATGAGCCTCCACCCGGCTTCGTCCTTCGGCTCCGCGCCAAGCGCTTGCGCCAGGGTCTTGAGCTGCTGCGGGTATCCGTGCTCCCCGGCGCGCGGCTGGGTGTCGTCCCACTGCAGGAGCGGGGAGGTTGGCGCGAGGCACGTCCGCTCGAAGTTGACGTTGTGGGCCACCAGGGTGTAGCCCTTGTCGAGCCAGAGGCGGACGCGGTCGTAGATCTCGCCCTCGTCGGTCGTCAGCTTGGTCGCCCCGGTGCGCTCGCCGACGTTGTAGCCCATTATGAGGGCCTTGAAGTCTCGGCTCTCGCGGTAGGCGTAGACGCCGTACTTCATGATGTCGACCGAGCTCCGAGTCTCGATGTCGATGGCAACCCTCATCGTCCCCTCCAGTCCTGGTACTCCTCAATCTCGAAGAGCACTTGCTCGAATGCCCAGATGGCGATTCCGGCGACCACAGGAGCCAGCACCCAGATCATCTCTTGACCTTCGCCCGTACGACCGCGCCGGTCGAAGAGTTGCAGAATCCGCAGGCTGGCCGGATGTTGTTGCGCCGGTAGGTGCCTCCCTGGCAGCCAGGGATGATGCGGTCGACTGTGACAGTGGCAACGGTCAAGAGCTCCCCGCATCGGTAGCAGCGGCAGGCGTGGACGCGTTGGCTGAGAAACGGGACGCCGTGGTCCGGCTCCGAGACGGCGATCTCCCGCGTTGTCCCGAACGGGTTCACGACTAGGTCAACGTTGGCCCGGTAGGTCTCTACGAGCCATTCTCGGCGTCTCTGACGGCTCTTCGAGCTGCCGCGCTGGTTCCCGTTCGTGGTTCCTCGATGTGTCTTGGGTTGGAGCGGCACTAGGGCCTGCTCGATCTTGCTCTCCATGGTTTCCTCCTGGAAGAGGGAGCCGGGAAGGCGTGGCCAACCTTCCCGGCTCCCGGTCTGGTCAGATGAGTGCGGACTCGTCCTCATCTTCGTCGTCCTCGACGGCCTCGAAGTCCTCGGCCTTCATGGCGACCGCGCCCAGCGGTTCGCCGTCAGCGAGCTTCTGCAGACCGTTGAGGCCGAATGAGACGCCCTTGCTGCCCTGAGCGGCGAAGGCGAACGCTCCCAGCTTGACGCGAGCGTAGCAGCCGGAGTACACCTCCGTCTGGTCCAGGATCGGCTGGGCAGCTCGGTCGGCGATTGCCGGCCGAGTCTTGCTGGAGACGTTCATGTACCAGCAGCCTTCGTACTCCGGATTCTTGTCCAGATCGGCTTCCTCGTCGCCGTCGTGGATCGTGTCCTTCCAGACCTTCGGGATCTTGCCGTTGAACCGGGTGTCCTTCCCGGCCTCCAGCGCGGCCTGCTGAGCCTTCCGCAGCGCGGAGATGGTCTTCTTGTCGGACTTCGGGATGATGAGAACCGCGCTGTAGCGGGGCTCGTTCTCCTCCGGATCCGACGTGTACGGCTCAAAGACGTGCACGTACGACAAGCGCACCTTGCCAGTCATGACGGACAGGTCGTTGTTCTGCTGAGGCATTGCGGTTCCCTCCTACGGGGAGTCGTTCTGTTCGGTGTGTTTAGCCTTGCTTTCTCCGGATTACGGCTCCGGAGATTGCCTCGTCGAGTTGCGGGTCATACACCTCCTCTTCCAGCCAGCTCTGTATGGGCTGCACCTTCATGTGCAGCGCCATGCCGATGTGGACCTCGAGCTTGCTGCCTCGGCTGGATTCCCATCCGTCCAGCAGCGCGATTCCGTCGCACTCGGTCGCCAGCGCGGCGATGTCTCCGCGGAGGCATTCCTCCCACGTCGCCCCGGTCGTGCTGTTCGGGATGACGTCGTGCGGGTTGAGCGGGTCGTAGCCCTGCGCTCGCAGCGCGGCAGCGGCAGCCGTGAAGGCGTCGCGGTTGAAGTCCGGGACTCCGGTGATGGGTCCACTGATGTAGACCTTCATGGTTTCCTCCATGAGTCGGTGAACGGTGAATCGGTGTGTCGTGCTGAGCTAACCCTAGCGTATGACCAGCGCGTTGGCTAGCTCCGGGGTCGGCATGAATTCTCCAGACAGATCCAGGTTCGTGAAGGCCATGACCGTGGACCAGCCGTGCATGTATCCTATGAGCATCTTGTACCCGTACAGACCCTCGATCATCCGCCGAAGAGCCTGCAGATAGTCGCTGTACGACCCACAGGTGCCCTGCCCGAGCAGGCTCTCGTACCTCTGTCGGTGTAGATGAAGGTACCGGCTCGCGATATCAGTCACGAGAACGGCCTTCGGTGAGGCCGAGAACGCCTTATCAAGCAAGACCCTGTGGGGTAGTCCCTCACGCAGCTTCCAGGCCGTCAGATCGCCGAAGTCAAGGCTGATGAGGTCGGCCGTCGGGTCGAACTCCGAGCGGTACGCATCCCCGTACATGATCGTCATGTCGTCGCCCAGGTTGTCGTGCAGGGACTCCACGGCGTTGATGTCGTACTCGTTGACGATATGCACCATCGGGTGCCAGAGGTCCTCGACGACGAGGGACTGCCCGCCGATGCCTCCGAACACCTCGAAGGCCGAGTTGATGTCGAGATCCTCGAGGTCGAGTCGTTCGTAACACAGCTTGCCTGCGGTCAGGTGGATACCGGCCTGCCGGGGAGAGCGGAGGACGTACTCCAGGAACCAGTGGTCGTCCACTCCCTCCGGGAACTCCAGCGTCCAGCGGTCAAACAGCGTCAACTGCATCGAACATCTCCTTCACTCGGGCCTCTGGCGAGGCTGCCGGACGCTTGTCGTCCTCACGAACCATGGACGGGCGACCGTCCGACTTGACGAGCTGGCCCTTGAGCAGCTCCTCCAGCTTCTCCTTGCCCATCAGCTTCTCGAGGTTGCCGATGGTCTGGAGCTTGAGCCGAGCGACCTGCTCGGCCGTGTACCCGTAGTCGATCAGAGTCTGGACGGCATGAGTCTCGTCGGAGACACCTCTCCGACCACCCGACATGACGACCTTCCAGCCGGGGATCTCTACACCCTCGGAGTACGCCTTCTGCAGCGCGGTCTCCTCCACGTCGTCGCACCAGGACCGGATCTGCTTGAGCATGCCCAGCGCGTGACCGATCTGCTCGGGCGTCATGAAGTCCTGGTCGTCGATCGCTTCTGGCATCGGCCGGTCGGCGAACTCCTGCAGGACGAGGTTGGCTCGGGCCGAGCACTCTCCCGCTGCAGGGCAGAATCTGCAGGCCTCCTCGGACGGACCAAAGTGAGCGTCAGGACTGAGGGCCTCCTCAGCGAGCGGGATCACCGTCTCATCTCGCCACCTCCGTAGTGCCTCAGCCGACACCTCCCACGTCGAGTTGTGATCGATGCGCGGCTGAAAGATCGAGATGCGCACCGTCTCAACTTCGCCAAGAAGATCACCGTACTCCTCCAGAGCTCCGAGCGCGTACAGCTTGCCTTGCGGGTTCTCCTCAGCGTCCACAGGCACGCCGCGACCGTACTTGAAGTCGATGACGTGGATGAGGGTCGGGCTGACGATCACGGCGTCGCTGGTTCCCCAGCACTCCGGGACGCCAGGGTGGACCCGCTGCTCCAGCAGCAGGACCGAATCCGGGATCGCCTCCATTGCACGCTTGACGAACAGGCTGTACTGAGCCGTGTACTGGTGCATCTCGTCCTGCTGGTCCCGAGGAGTGACGGCCTGCCACTCGTCGTACGCGCCGGGAACCGACTCGTTCAGGATCAGCTTGCGCGTCTTGATCTCCGCCAGGGTGTGAGCGTTGGTACCCTCGATGGCGTACGGACCAGGCCGGTCACGCTCGAGGCCGAGAGCCTCGGTCATGCGGATGCTTGCGGGACAGGAGAGCCATCTCTCCGATGCCGAGGGTCCCAGCCTCGAGTGTGCGTCCGGCACTAGTCCTCCTTGATAATGCGGAACATCCGGTCGAAATGCTCCTTCTTGATGGCCTCGGGACGATGGAATTCGCCCTGGAGCCTGATGACGGCTGGAGCCACGGCGAACTCGTCACGAAGACTGGTCCCCGAGCTCTGTATGAGCGTCATGGTGCCGTCCTCCCTCATGAGGGCCTGGAACTTGACGCCCTGCCGCTTGTCATGCTCCTGAATTGACTCGTTCAAGACCTCGAGGCAGGCCTGGGTGGATTCCAAACTGCCGTCGAAGTCGATGACGTCCTCGGGCCGGTACCTGTACGCCTGGTACACACCGGTCACGAGAGGGCCTCAATGAACTCAGCGATCTGCCCGCCCGAGAGCTCGGACACGCGCTTCGCTCCGACCGTCTCCAGGGTGGCCTTGACCTCCTTGGCTCGTCCCTCAGAGACGAGCTTGGTTGCCAGCTTGACGGCGTCGGACAGAGACGCGGTCTCTTCCTCCGCCTCGTCGGCCTCCGGCTCCGGCTCCGGCTCCGGCTCCGGCTCCGGCTTGGGCTTCGGCGTGGCCTTCTTTGCCGGCTCCGGCTTCGGCTCCTCAGCCTTCTTCTCGGGCTTCGGAGTGGCCTTCTTCGCCGGTGCGGGCTGGTCATCGTCCGACGGCCACTCCCCGGCCAGCTTGATCGGGGCTCCGCCTAGCGCGGCCAGGATGACCTGCTCCTGCGCAGTCGGGTTGCCGTCGATGACGATGTCGATGGTTACGTGCAGGCTCATTAGATGAGCTCCTCTCCGGTTTCCTCCTCCGGCCACTCGGCCGAGGGTCCTTGCCTTACGAACACCTTCTGATGCCCGTAGCTTGTGGTGCTGCCCTGGGTCTCTACCCAGCCAGCAGTCGTCTTCATGATCTCCCGAAGACGCTTGGTGACGCGCGAGTCGATGTGGTCTAGATCGCCAGCAATGGCTTCCGCCCAGAGCTGGATGGTGGACACGCGGTCCTTGTCCTTGATGAACTCCTCGACGAGGCCACGGTACGGGTCTTCCTCGGTGTACTTCTCGCGCTCGGCGGAGGCCAGGTCTGCCTCCTCGTCGTCGAGGAAGAGGGTCTCACCGTTCTTATACAGGAAGACGGCCTCAGCCCAGAGCTGGTCGACGTACTCGTCCGTCAGCTTCTGGAAGTCGACTTTGTCCTCCGAGTGCACGATGAGGAACCGTCGATTGCCCTCCTGCGGACGGAGGAAGTACTCGTCGTTGGTCGTCGCCCAGATGACGAACTTCCTCTTGTGGTCCACCGAGGTCCGGTCGTACGGCATCCGGAAGACGTCCACCCGTTTGGTGATGAACTCCTTCATGACGTCGTTGTCGGCGCGGCGGAAGGCGAACGATTCGTCAGCGACCGCGATCCAGCAGCGGTGCAACGTGATGAGCGTGTCTTTCTGCTCGAGCTTGCCGACCGGCGCGCTCATGCCTCGCGACAGCGTGTCGATCCAGAACGACTTCCCCATGTTCTCCTTGCCGTACAGCACGAGGACGTGGTCCCACTTGCAGCCAGGGTCGAACACGCGTGCTACAGCCGCTGCCAGGCACTTCCGAGCCACCATGCGTGTGTAGTCGGTCGTCTGGACGCCGGGAAGGCACTCCTCGACGCGCGACTGGCCGTCCCAATGCAGGCTCTCCAGGTAGTCCTTGACCGGCGAATACCAATGGAGCAGGCCTGCCCGCATAGCGATTCGCTCGGCGCGCCGGTCTGGAGGCCGGACGCCGTACGACCTCTCGATGTAGTCGCCATACTGGTCGATGTCAGGCTTGTCGAAAAGCACTCCGCCACGGTCGAGCGTCCTCCAGGGGAGGTCCTTGCTCGTCTCCAGAGCGGACGTGAAGTCGTTGTACCGGAGGCCCTTGGCGACCGGGTCGTTCTCCGAGATGAGGTCCCAGTTCTGGACGACGTCGCGAGGCTTGCCGCTCTGAGGGTGGAGCAGGAAGTCGTTGGTCCAAGGGTGGCCGTCGTCATCGTCGTCATCGTCGTACGGGTCGAAGTCGGACCCGAGCTCCGCCTTGACCTTGGCATCCCGAACCGCGAACTCACACATGGCGATGTGGCTCGGCAGGTTGGTGATCGGCGTGTTCGGTTTGACGCCTTCGTCCTCGTCTCCGAACTTGTGAATGCGGACCAGGTCGAATGCGCTGCATGTCTGGCCGTACGCGGGATCCGTGATGTGGTGGCTGAAGACGAACCCACCGCCGATGTCAGATAGGCCAGCGAACGTCTTGGCTCCCATGAGGCTCCAGCGACCTGGACCGGCTGGAGCGTACGGCAGATTGAAGGCGTCGATGGCCTCCTGGAAGCTGTATACCCTGTTGAACGCGCCGACCGGACCCTGAATCTCCATGGGGTCGCGCTTCTGCGTCTTCGGAGCCCGCAGATTCGATAGGTCCGGGTCGAAGCCTTCGAGGAGTGTGTCGGCCGGGATGATCGGCTGGTCGTTCACGATCCAGCGGTAGCTCTTGGGGTCCTTGGCTGCCGGGCGGAACATGTACCTCTCAGGCTCGACGGAGCCCTTGTCGAAGTGGTTCAGCCCGCCTAGCATGTCTGCTAGCTGCTCGGATGCGTAGACGTACTCGTCTGGGCTCAGCGGGCGGTCGATAGGCACGATGACGCGCCAGCGTGGGTGGTCCTTCGTGCTCGAGAAGGTGCTGTGCACGATGGCGAAGTACGGGAACGTCAGCTCGACGATGTCGGGCAGGTTCGGATCCGCGTTGTCGTCCGCGTCGAGCGTGATCGCGTCTCGCGTCAGGATGGTGCGCTTGGAGCGACGGTCGCCGTCCAGCGTGCCCAGGATGTAGTTGCCGGCCTCCTTCTTGTTCGCCGGGTTCTCCACCCAGCGGAGGAACTCCTCGAGGTCGATCTCCTCCTGCTCCCAGTGCTCTGAGTTGCGCTTCGGCGCGGTGGCAATGTGGAACTTCACGACCAGGCACCCCTACGCTTCGGCAGTGGTCCGCCGACAATCCAGAACAGGCTGTTCTCCTCGTGCCTCCAGGCGTCGTCGATCAGGTCGAGGTACGTGGCGATCTTGCCCTCGTAAGTGCTATGAAGCTCGATGCCGTCGATGTTGTTCTTCATCTTGTCGCCGTACGTGGCGAAGCCAGGGTGGAGCTGGTGGACAGTGCACCCGCCCAGGATACTAGAAGACCCCAACAGAGTCAGTCGTTCCTGCGCCCACTCCATACGGCTCGGGCCAATCTCGTACAGCTCGATCTCTCCATCGAAATTTATCTCGTCCAGACCCCACAACACGCCCACCCCGGTATTGGCGGAGCCCCAGGGGATGTGGATCTTGGTGACGTTGTCGGGGATGTTCCGGACCTGAGCGGCAGAAGTCAGGTGAAACTCACGGATCTCCTGTTCATCAGCGTCCGGTCCTGGCGTGATTCCGTAGTTCAGCCAGTACGGTGCCTCGCCGATGCCGGCCAGGTCCTGGGTCAAGGACCGAGCCGTCGCCTTCAGCGCTGGGTTGTACCCCACCTTCGTGATCTCCATGATGGCGCCAGCCTCCAGCGCGAGCTGCGTCGTCAGGTACTTGACCGCGCTCTCCGGCTTGGTGCCACCTACGATGATGGTGCAGTTGAGGCCGAGGTCGGCCGCTACCGTCGCCGCCATCGGGTTCTGTGGGCTCAGCAGGCTGGCCGCGCTCACAACCCAGGTCGCCTCCTGCTCCACGGCGGCCTTGCCGACCAGATACTGGCAGGCCCGCAGCTTGGCTCCGTTGACGCCGTTCGGCATACGGTGCAGGTCTTCCCGCTTCACGAGGATGCCGTGATCCTCGACCGGGGTGAGTCCTCCCGGGAGCGGCGCTCCGTCCTGATCCTCGGACGTGTACGTGTCGGTCATGCCGCTGGTTCCTCCATGTGTCCTGTGGCCTTCAGGTGCCTACCTAGAGCTCCTGGGTTGGTCTCTAGCCCGCATTCGCTGCACTTCTTTCGAATCTTGCTGCTCTTGAGCCCTGCTCTACTATGAGCCTCCGAGTCCATCTTTGCCATCGCCGACTTTCCTCCCCGGGAGCGGCTCTCCGGTGTAGCCATCGATCGAGCGTGCGCCCGTGTTTTCTCAGCGAACTCTGGGTCCGTCTGGAATTTCAACGCTCGTCCTGCTTGAGCAAAGGCCACATTCGCTTTCCCCGACGCGCGGAAGGCTTCCAAGACTCTGGGATCGCTTTCGATCTCATGTCTGCGGTGGCAAAGTCGGCACATGGGGAGGTAGTGATCCACGTCGAGCGAATAGGGATGCCGGTCTTCCACCAGTTGCTCAGGGTCCTGGTAATCGTACGACCAGTCTCTCGCTGGCCCTCCGCACTTAGCACAAGGGTAGTCAGACGCTTTTCCTCGGGCCTCGAACACTGCTTCGTGCGCTTGGGCATAACAGGTCATGCTGCCGCCTCTGTAGGGCCTATCAACTCTAGGTACGATAATAGCGCCTGCTGGACGGACTTCTTGTCGCGCAGACGCAGGTAGATGGACCCGTCTACGCTGTTCGGTGCCTCCAGGGTATGGATGACGACCGGATGCTTCTGTCCCTGCCTGGCCAGACGCTTGTTAGCCTGCTCCCAGTACTCCAGATTCCAGGGAAGGCTGAACCAGACAGCTGTGTGTCCGCCGTGCTGCAGGTTGAGGCCGTGTCCGGCGCTGGCCGGATGTGCCACCATGATGGGGATCTTGCCTTCGTTCCAGTCCTTGATGGCACCGTGTTCGTGCACCTGCCGGACGTGGAATCGACGGCTGATGGCGGCCAGCTCGGCCTGGAAGTTGTAGAACAGCAAGATCGGGGAGCCGGTGCCCTGGATGATCTCCTCGAGAGCGTCCAGCTTGGCGTCGTGGAGCCACTGGAAGTCGTTCGCTCCGCGGACAGGCACGTCGTCGACGTCTGGGTACAGGAATCCGGACGTGATCTGCTGCAGCTTGCTCGTCATGACCGCTGCGTTCGCAGCCGTGTGCACGGTGCCAACCAGATCGAGGAGCACGACAAGGTCGTCCTTCATCTTCTGGTAGTGCTTCCGCGCGGCTGGTGGCAGTGGGGTCTTGACGCGGTTGAACGTGACCGGGGGCAGGTCAATGCGGCCTTCCGTGCCCATCGACAGGCAGATGTCCGAGATCACCTGGTGGATGCGGGCCTCCGCGCCGGGGCGGAGCAGGTATTCAATGACGACGCCGTTCGGGAGCTGCCGACCAGGTGTGAAGTACCGGGTCCGGTACGTTCCGAGGGTCTTGCCTAGCCTCTGGCCGTGGTCGAGCAGCGCGATCTGTCCCCAGAGGTCAAGCAGGCCATTCGGGGACGGCGTTCCAGTGAGGCCCCAGACGTGCTCGGCCTTGTTCGCAATCTTGTTCGCAGCCTTCCATCGCTCGCTCGTCTTGGTCTTGAAGCCCGAAAGCTCGTCAAGCACGAGTGTCCGGTACCGATCGGCACGCGAGACGGCGTCTCGGAGGACGTCGCGGCCTATGACCGTCACATCGGGCTGGGTTCGGCGGTCGAGGACGTCAGATCGCTCCTGAGGGCCTCCCATCGCCACTTCTAGGCTCAGATCGGGCCGCCATATGTCCCGTTCCACCGACCAGACCTCCTCGGCCACCCTTTTCGGGGCGACGACGAGGGCTGGCAGATGATCCGGCGTGAGCGCGGATAGCGTGACCGCAGTCTTGCCAAGCCCCATGTCAAGGAAGAGACCGGCGCGAGGGTGCCTGTGGAGGTGGTCGACAGCCTGATGCTGGTAGTCGTGGAGCTCAGGCATCAAGGTTCAGCTCCTCGATCGGAACGCGGGCATAGTAGACCATGCCGTACGGGACGGACTTGTGGACTGTGGCCTCAACGGTACCGTCCGACCGCTGCTGCACGAACACGCCGCATCGGCCATGCTGGAGGGCCTTCTCGCAGGCCTCCTCGATCACCTTGTCGTTGGCCCGGACCTGGGCGATGGCGATCTCCTGCAGCAGAAGCTGAAACTCGGAGCTCATGAGTTGCTCCCGAAGTCCACATACACGACTTCCCAGAACAGGACCGACTGCCGTAGTCGGTTCGAGCCGCGCTGCGGGTTCCGGACGATCTCCACGAAAGCCCCATCGTGGGTCCGGCTCCAACGCTGGCATTCGTCCTCCGCTATGGCCTGGTAGAGATCTTGGTCGTACGGCACGTCGGGCTCAATCTCGAAGCCCCACGTCGCCTTTCTGATGGTTGTAGCCATGGTTGGTTTCCTCCTGGTCGAGCCATGTCCGGACACCACGGCGACCGAAGATGGTAGTGACTGGCGCGCCAAGGGCCTGTGCGCGCCCGATCCAGACTTCCTGTGCGGCCGAGAGCCTGCCGGTCTCAGTCTTGACTTCGATGAGGCAGATGCGGCCACCCGGCCAGATGACCATGCGGTCCGGCATCCCCTTCCGCGCTGGGACGAGCTTCTCGCACATGCCTCCGCGCTTGCGGACCTCTTGCGCGAGGAACTGTTCGACGCGGGCCTCTTGGCTACCCATCGGTCTCGATCTCTTTGAGCGGGATGACCTCGATGTGTAGCTCGAACACGCCGTTGAATGGCGACTTGGGATCCCCGTCTTGGGCTTTGGCGTGCCGGACGATCTCTCGCAGCGCTTCCTCGCCGATTACCTGCACTACGTCGCTCGCCTGGAGCATGGAGTAGCTGTGGTCGCCCGAGAGCTTGGCGATGCCGACTTTCAGCCGATCCGGGTCGAAGGTGTACATCAGAGGGCCTGGGCCTTGCGCTGGTTCGGCGTCGGCAGCAGGTGTTGTATGAGACGCTTGTGGCTCGCCTCGGCTGTCACGATGGACGGGTACAGCGCGCGGCTCTTGCGAAGATGGCGCGGCTTGGGCCGGATCTGACCCTGGCGTCGGCGGTCGGCCCGATTCATGGGCACTCGCTCGTTCATCTTGACCATGTAGCCCGGACGCACCTCGAGGTTGAACTTCGGGTGCTTGCGGTCGCGGATCTCGATGCGGCCTGGTTGAGTCTTGCCGGCTCGGGCTGCATTCTCGTATCCGGTGGGCCGGACCGGCTCCGCTGCCGCGACAGGCTTGCCACCACGTCGTGCCTTCGCGATGGCCTTGCGTCGATCGGAGATGATGCTCATTGCGTTCCTCCAGGTTGCCAGGGTGTCAGGGATGGATATCCTCCGGTGGGTGCGCCCCTGACAGTCACACCCGACCGGAGTAGTAGAACCGTACTACATGATCGCGTGCTGCACAAGCCCCAAGTTTCGTCGGCGAGTTGCAGGACTTCTCATGCGCGCGAGTGTATGAGAGTAGCTGAATATCTATTCGTAAACCCTCATGAATCCAAGCATCCTCAAGCATAACCCCAAGTCGCGGAAGTTATGGCTCAAGCATCTCTCAAGCATCTACCAAGGATCGTCAAGCATCCGGGCCTGAAATTAGATGCTTGAGATGCTTGAGGATGCTTGACGGATGCTTGAGGCAAACCTTCTCCCACTAGGCCATATGCTTGAGGATGCTTGATTCTTGGGGTGGAAGTAGCGAGCGCGCGCTCATGAGAATCCCCTTTCTCATTGGTAGGGATCTAGGACTTCCGTCTGTCTCTACGCCTCGGATGGGGTGGGGTGTTCTCCCACGCGTCGTAGGGTGGGGCTGTATC